GTGTAGATGGGGCGATTGTTGTCTTTGGGTATGCGCCGTGAAACATATTGTGAAACATGTCCGTCGCGTTCGGACACGCTTACCCATATTCCAAACCGCGCGTAGTCGGTAGTGTCCAGCACGTAGGAGAGTTCGCCGTCGCTCGGTATAGGTGCTAGTAACGTGTCTGATTCGTCGCGGAATTTGTTTCTGATCGCATAGTCGGCATAATCCCCGTCGTATTGCTCAAGGAATCTGCCGAACTTGGATTGTGCGACTTTTGCTGAGAAGCCGCCATAGTCGGCCAGTTCGAGACATACGAACCCCCCGCAATACAACTTGTATTGTTGTTGGTTGGCTTGCTGTGCGCCAATGTCAAGTCGGTATTTAGCGAAATACGGATTAGCCTTTTGAACAGCGTTCGACAAGAATAGAACTTTTGTTCTATCCTGCCAACGGTCAACCGTATTGTAAAACTCGGAAAACGAGTTTACCTCATTGCTTAAGAAGCGCAGATTGTCGGGGAATATTTCGTCGAAGATAATCAAGTGCACTTTAGGGTAGGCGACTGATTTCAATCCGCCTGCTTGGGAGAGGGCGACGAAATAACAGCATGTCCTCCAGTCCTTCTCGTCCCATGACGTCTTATGCAATTGCCCTTTTTCGCCGTTGACTCGAAACTCGTAGGATGGGAAGAACTCTTGAATGTCCTTGAAAAACGTTTCCTTGCGGTGCTGTTCCACATCGGTACGGCGTAGATAAATGAACTCGTGACCGTGCTTGATGTATTCTTTGATGCCATACCGTTTCGCGGCGAACGTTTTGCCTAGGCCGCGTGCGCCGATTATGAAATTCCATGGGGCGTTTCGCGTCAACAGATTATGCAGATCGTAATAATCGCCCTCGTCAAGCGTCTGCAATGTCATGCTTGCAACCCTCCTGAAACTAGTGGGGGGCGTGCGCCATGACTCGCACGCCCCCCATACCTATCATCTGGCGGCTGTTCGAGGGAAAGGTCATCACATAACCACCGCCGCTATCAAGTATACCACACTTTAGAACGTTGGCGGATTAGATTTTCCATCCCACACACTCAGCAACGAATATGCCTGATTGTATCGATTCGTGTACGGGCCGAACGGGAACGTGCTCAGAATGTTGCTTTTGAGCTGTGCGAGGTTCGACGCCTTCGGCACCTTCAACGCATTCGCGGGTGACTGGTGGTATGCCGTCACCCAAAGAATCTGCATTTTCGCGTCGGCATACTCTTTAGGATAGCCCGCATAGTCCTCCGCGAACTGGTTGCGTTGCCCGTCACGCGACTCATTGCGTGCCGCCCACGTGCGGAATGCGGCCGCCTCCGCTGAGGTGAGTGAACGTTTGAACGTTCCGCCCGACTCCATGAGCGCGGCTATTCCAGGCGCGGCGGTTTTGAATGCCTCATATCCGGTTGGGTCGGCGGTTTTCATCGCGTTGAGCACTTGCAGGCGGCGCTCGAAACTCCATTGCGTAATGCCGATACCTTGCAAATTGGCGGCTTCGACTGCATCCCAGCGCAAACCGGACTCAACCGTGCCAACCACATAGAGCGCGTACGAGTTTTCCGTACTGACCGAGCTGGACGGGTGCCCCTGTCCTTGCGAGCCTGACGGCTGGGATCGGGATGCTTTTTCGGAAAAATTATTGGCCGTAGTACGGTAAAAGATGCGTGTCCGAGTCCCGGCATTGTCTGTCTCGTGCAAGTAGAGGTTGTCGCCCTGCCAATGTATCCACGCTCCCCCGCGTGACGTGTCGGGGTTGCCCTGGTTGTTGTCGCCGGTCGGATTATTGGTGTCCGGCTTAAGCATGGTACGGGGATGCAAGTAGCCTAACAGTCCAATGGTGGGAAACAATTTCAACGCGCTGGCGTCGGGGTTCTGGGTGATAACGTAGATCTGCTCGTCTTTTACGCCATCTGCCGCGACTATCGCCACGTGCGTATAGGGAGTATACGTGCTATATCCCCATATTGCCACGTCTCCTGCTACTGGCGAGTATCCATTTGCGGGGATGCGTTCGTACACTTGTTCGCACCGTGCGGACACGGGGTATGAAGTGTACAAGCCGCCCGCATAGCCGGTGGGGGTGATGCAATCCTGTATGCTCATGCCGTACATATCCATACTGTATTTCGCCCACAAGTCCCAGCATTGTGCGCCGTATGCGCCGTCCATGTCCCAAAAACGGTTTTTTGTCTGGTCAATCCATTGAGCAAAAGTGATAGCCATACTCTTAGTATAGAGTATGGCTATCACGTATCAGCGATCCTACGCGGCATAGGACGCCATGAAATTCGCGTGACCCTGGTTGGATTCGGAGACCTCGTAAATACCCCACTCGCCGCTAGGTGCGATATAGCCCAGTGTCGGTGTAGTAAGACTGCTGCCGGTGACTATCCACGTCCAAATATTGTGACGTGGCTTAGCCCAGCCTGCCAACTGACCGCCCTTACCCTGTCCGATTGATGGGATGTCCCCCTGCCCATCCGCGACAATAATTCCGTTCTGTAGCTTAAATTCCACTTGCATATCACCGAACTTGGAAACTGCGTACGCCTGCCTGCCACGGTAGCTGTCTCGACATGCGGTATAGAGGTATTTGGCAATGACTTTCGCACCAGTCGCATTAGGGTGGATATCGCCCGAAGGGAACCAACCGGTTTCACTTTTGCACCACACGTACGCGCTGTCCACTACCACTACACGATGATTGCCCAGCGAAGCATCCAGAGCCCCGCTGAATAGGGCATCGTATTTATTCATGCCTTCTTCGCTGAGGGTGGAGTGATCGAATAGCATGGGGGCGATTACGACAATCGCGTTTGGGAATGCCGATTCCATCGCTAACACCACTTCACGTGCCTTAGTCGTTCCTGTGGTCCAGTCCAGGATATCATTGCGTCCGCCCGCGCACACGGCAACTTTGACTTTAGCGTTGTCCACACTGGTATCAGCTACGCAGTTGGCAACTTGCTGAGCAAAAGTCGGAATGCCGGACACGTTGAAACCCGCGCCCGATTTCGCATAGTTTTTCCACTGCAGTTCTGGAAACATGGTAGACAATTGGTATGACCAAGTGCGTTCGCGCGTATTATCCGCGTAAGAGTCGCCGAATGTCACTAAATATCCGTCTTCGTACTGCGTTTGTCCCAGTTTTTCCAGAATCTGCGCGATCTGAGAGGAATTATTGCCCACCAAGGTGGATAGTGTGGTGATATCCGTAGTGTTTTTATCCCATTTTGTTTTATTTGCGGTGGCATGCGCGGTGGTGTCGGCCCCTAGCGCGGTGAGGATGGTTTTGTTCGAGTCGGCTTTGCCGATCGCGGTGGTGGCGTCCACTCCTGCTTTATCCCACTTGGTTTTCGCGTCGGTGGCGTGCGCGGCGGTGTCCGCGCCGAGCGCGGCGAGAATGGAGCTGTTGTTGTCTGCCTTACTTGCGGCGGCGGTGGCCGTTGCGGCGGCGGCTGTGGAGTCGGTACCGGCCTTATCCCACTTGGTCTTACTTGCGGCGGCATTGTCCACCGTGTTATCACCAAGCAGCGCCTTGACTACTTCCTCATCATGCGTTTCTCGCGACTCCACACCTTCGATGCGATTGAGGTGAGTTTCGAGAGTCGTGTCGATAGTGCGCATGGACCCGTTATATCCGTCCCTCAAATCTGCGGGGTCACTATCCCCGTAGAGGTTGAGAGCATAATTGTCGGTTTTGTCGTAGATGGTGCTCATTGGTTGGCTCCTTTGGTTTCGCGGATGAGGGTTTCGAGCTGGTGTATGAGTCGGTCGATCATCACCATTGCCCGATTATATCCGTCGCGCAGATCGGACGGGGTATCGTCGGTGTAGAGAGGTAGTCCGTAGGTTGTGGTGTGCCCGTACATGTCGCTGTTTTCGTCATTTTCATTCATGATTTTCTCTTTCTCTGATGTAGATGCAGTTCCCGCAAGAATAAAAATCGGTCACCCCACCCGCGGTTCTTCGTTGCCGAAAATCTCACGGTTGCCTAACACCGCCCAAGTGATGCAGTCATGCTGTGCCGCCTGAGCCGTGGTTACGGTAGCCATCTGATGAACCCGCGCGCCGAATACTGCCAGTTCGCGGTACATGTCACGGTTCGTGTTTTTCGAGTCTTCGTACTTTCCACGCGTCGGATTATAGGTCAAATCGGAGTCTTCATATTGTCCGACCTGCCTTTCCAAGTCGTCCAGGGTTTCATTGATGTGTTCGAATTGCTCGTTGAAACCGGCTATCAGCTGTTTGATGGCTTCGACGTCCGCGTTCTCGTCTTTGGCGAGATTATCAAGCTGTTCCCTGAGCTGGTCGAGATGGTCGGCCACCTTCTGCACGTATCCTAATACGGTCAACGTGTCTCGGTATGAGAACGGTTGCACGGTGGTGAAATACCGTTGCCGCGGGTCGATATCCAAGGGGGCGGCGCACGTGTTGATTCCGTCCATATATCCTCCAATCTGTCTCAAGTCAAGTATACTCTAATGGCCGAGATTGTAGGCCAACGAGGTGCTGTACAGTTGCGGCACGTTGGTCATGTTGTCGCCACTGCCCCACATACCTAAAAAGAGGTCTTCGAGCGAGTTGATTACCATCATGTCAATATTGAGCATGGTGTTGCGCCAGTCCTGCAGGAGCTGGGACTGGGATCCGCTGGTGCCGAGCGTATGCGACGTGGAATTGCCCTTGTCCGACGAGTGCGCGTAATCCGTGTTACTGGTACTGGACGCGGTGGCCGTACTGTCCTGCTGGGTTGCCGTATGCGTGTTGCCGGTCGAGTCCGTCTGACTTGCGGTGGTGGCGTACTTGCGAAAATCGTCGATACGGGTCTGCGGGAACTCGCTGTTGAACGTCATGCTGGAATTGTCGGCGGTGGTGTCGGACGTGCTGTTGGCGGTGGATGTATTGGACTGTTCCCCTGTAGATTTGCCGCTCGACTCGTTCGTACTGGTCGAGTCCATTTCCTGTCGAATGTCGGACGTGATGAACGGATCGAACTTGCGTTGCGCGGACAGATAGAGCTGGTTGAAATAGTCCATCTGCTCCCGCATGGTACGCCCCAAATAAAAGACGAACATTTGCGGCGTTTCCGAACCGATTTCACGCAATGCGTAGTGTGCCACGATTTTATCGTTCAATTTCGCCCTATAGTTTTCGTCGAAAATCGGATAATATTGCGAACTCAAATGCAGTTTTTCATCCGTATTAAACCCTCTGTCGATCAGATTACCAAGCGTCAACGTGTAATCCGCCATACTGTCTTTGATGGCGTATATGCTCAAATCTTGCACCATTATTCCTCCTCTTTAAGGCTAGCATAATCGTCTGGAATCTTCATAAAGGTCATTGTAATGCTAGAGCCACCCTATTTTACTAGGATGGCTCCGAGTGCGTGAATTTTTCATGCGAGGTTTTCGATGATCCGCTTCTCGTTTTCGCTGAGCGGCCATACCGTCACATCCTCCGCGGCCTTCAGTTCCTCTGTGGGGGTGTAGCAGTCGTCCGTGGTCTTCTTCGGTTTGAATTTCTCCACGAACGCGCCGTAATCGTCAATCGTCTGCTGTCTGATGCCCATGTTGAAAGCCCTATTATTCCTCTTCCTTGTTTCCGTCAACGTCCAGGAGTCCGCCTGAAGTGGTGTCGTTCCATTCGATGCCGATAGGTTTCCCGGAGTCGGCCATTTGCGGCCACAACCGGTTGATCGTGTCGCACGCCTGCTGACGCGCCTTCAAGTAGCTCAGGCGGAACACGTTCGTACGTGAGTTTCCAGCCGTGACTTCCGACTCAAGCAACCGTTCCTTCTTCTCCGTGGTGCTGTTGTCGATACCAAGATAGTTCACGAGTTCGTTCCAGATCTGCGTTTTCGTGGTGATGATCTTATCCGCCAAAAACGGGGTGACGTTGGGGAACGTCTGGAACATGCCGGTGATATCCGCCGAGTCGTACGTATAAATATACGGGTCGCCGTCCTCACGCGCCTTCACTAGGTTTTGGGCGGTGAGCTTGTTGGTTTCTGAAGTGGCGATGATCAACGGCACTGAAATATTGTCGAGGTTGACGTCGAGCGCGCGGTCGGCAATCGCCAATCGCGTGGCATAATTCCACATGATGTCAATCATGGTGCATCTGAGCTGGTTATCCCAAATGGGCACGCATTCCTTCGAGCCGACCTGCGGGTGCGAGTAATTCGTGGCAACCGGCTGGAACGACGTCGGATTATTATAATTGTTGACTCCGCCGATATTACCCGACGTGACCATGAAACGATGCACTCCCTTGCGTTTGTCGGGGAAGAAGAGGGCCAACCCGTTCTCGAATAGAGTCAGTTCCAAGTATCTTTCATCAATGTACGGGGGTAGGTTGATCCATTTGAACCGGCTCACTGCCAGCATTTCGATAAGCTTCATATACTGGTTAATGCGGAGACTTTGCCGCATTTCAGGTAGGTTCAAATTGCCCCACATGGAGCCGAGCACGCTCTGATTGTCCCAGTGAGCGGCCTTGCGCGCGTTATTGCGTTTGCTCATGGTCACCGTCCTTACTATAAATAATGGAGAGAGGTTTTACGCTCCCTCCATTATATCTAGTATGCGATACCAGGTAATGGCGTATTGTCCGCGTAGTCGGTGACGCCGATTTTGTCGGGGTCGGTCCATACCGTCACGCCCGATTCAAAAATGCCCTTCACTGTAAGCCGGTATTCCTCCGGGCAGGTACTTGAGCGGACATAGAGTTCGTGGAGTTTCCAGTACGTGAAATTACTCATGGCCATAAGGTTTGCCGGGAGTTTCATAAACCTTTGCACGTAATAGCCGTATCGTAGCCATACTTCGCCAATGGCTTGCATGGCGGCTGGGGGAATCTGCCGGAACCGTACCAGGACGCCAATCAAACCGTTCGCAAGATTGAACGCGTCACCGCCTAATGCGCCGGACGTGGTTGGAGGTACGGTTTGGGTCTGTTGTACTTGGGCGTTGATGCCGGCGATGGTGTTCTCGTAATCGCCTTGCGCGGTGGCCTGCGCCAATTGTTTGTTCATGTCCGCGAGCTGCATGGTCTGTTGATTGCTCAAGTTGGTTTGTGCGAGACTGTAGGCGTTGGCCTGTGAGGTGCTTGCGTTGTTGGTGGTCTGCGTGTTCGCCAATTGCTGGTTCGTGCTTGACACGTTGTTGTCGTAAGTCATTTGGTTTGTCCACGCGCCGATCGCGGTGCCTGCGATGGCTCCGGCCACACCGCCAGTATTGCCGGTGACTGCGGAACCGACCGCGTTGGCGACACCCGATCCGATGGTGTTGATCTGCGCCATCTGATTGTTGAATCCGAGATTCTTCAACGTCAGATCGGTGCCCATCTGCGCGGCCTGGTTGCTGATCGCGTTCATGGCGTTGCGGTTCGACGTTCCAAGACGGTTTTGGGCGCTTGCATACTGTGTGCCGAGCTGGGCTTGAGCATATGCGTTGTTGATGCCCATCTGGGTTTTCTGGAAACTCCAATCCGCGCTCTGCTGTGCGTATTGCCTAGTGTAGGCGCTGTTCGCAAGCGCCAAAGCACTGCCGTTGTTGACAGCCATGAAGGTGGGGAAATTGGTGATGCCGAACGACGCGTTGAGCATTTCGCCCGTATCGATCGGCAACCCTTTGCCGTCCGTCAATGGTTGACGTTCGCCCAGGGTCCCCGCATGATATCCGCGCGCGTAGAAATTCAGGCGCGGAGACGGTGGCGCGTAATTCCATGATTCTCGAATAATCAGGTCAGCGGACGGAATCTGCTCAGGCTCATACGTGATCACGGTACCATTCAGGCACGAGCATTCGATATAAGCATAGGGGGCTGTAAGGAACTTTTTCAGATACTTGTAGCGTTCCGGCACCTGGAAAGTATCGCGGAAATTTTTGAGATTGATAATGTCCGTGTAGCGGGCGTTGCTATTGTCGTTTCTCTTGCGTAGTTCCCAACAGTTACCAATAAAACCGACGGAATGTCCGAAAAGTTCCGTCTTTTTCGGCTGTCCGTCCAACAACGCTTGCGGCAAATGCGGTACGGCATAGATGCCGCAAATGCCTTGCGTGACCCACGGCGCCGTCATGCCTTCGGTGAAGAATGTGACAATATCGGCGGGCGTATCCAAATAATACATGGATGTACCATTAAGCTGACTCTCGAACGCGCTACCCGTTGCCGTGTTGACCACCGGAGCATCCTTGGTGCCCGTATCGGCCTCCAGATCGGTGGTGCTTACGATGATCAGCCCGTAGGATGTATATTTCACGCCATCATGAGTGCCAATATCCATGAGTGGTTTCCATAACTCATTCGTGAGTACGGTGCATTTGCCGGTATCGAGTCCTTCGGGGAGATCCAAATACGTTTTTCCATAGTCTTTCCAGGCGTTCTCGTTCGCAATCCCCACGTGGCCGCGCTCGACATAGGCGTTGCCCAATTGAATATCATGCTGGAATGACTGCCACACGTCAAGCTGGATGTTTAACTGTGTGGTGTTGGCGTTCACGTAATCGCATGTCTGGATGAAATAATACCAACTACGGGGAGTGTCGAAATCGTAATCGTTCGTCGCGATCAGATAATTATATTGGCACGCTTGGGCGAACGGCACGGGCAATCGTACCGGCAACCCATATTTCGCCATAGTGCAGTCGGTGAACTCGATACCGTCCAATCGGTCGAAATAATCTCTTTGAGCTTGCTCGCTCCATCTGACTATATCCCTGTAGCCCATGTCCCACGGCACGTTACAGAGCTTGAACCGTGTGTTCGGTGTCCATTTCGCATAACTGAAATTGATGGGCAAATCGTTCGCGCTCATAAGTCCTCCAAAAATAATAGGTGTGGATAAAGTCTATCCACACCTATTTTAGCGGCTGGTTATCATCGCTATTCGGTGACGGTGACCTTTACCGTTCCGACAGCTCCCGCAAACCTCGCAGTGACGTTGACGGCGCCCGCTACGGTTCCGGTCAGCACTCCGTTGGGGGTGATGGTCGCGTGGGTGTCCACCGTCCACGTGGCGAGATTGGTCACGTCCGCGGTGTTGCCGTCCGTCTTGGTGGCGATCGCCTTAAGAGCCACATTGCCATTCACTTTGACCGACTTTTCGCCCTGAATCTTAACGGACTCGATGGCGCCCGTCTTCCAGCCGCCCAACCATCCTCCGACCACGGGCACGGATAGTGCGGCGGAAACCGTCTGGTCGATTTCAGGCGTGGCCGGATTGATGTAGGTTGCCTGAGCGGTGACCTTAAGCGTTTCGGCGGTTTCATCCAAACCGCAACGCAGGATCCCGTCATTGTCAATGGTCGTGAACTGGGAGGTGGCGCCCTCAAGCGTGTACTTGATGCCTGTCGGCTGGAACGTCGCCGTTTCCTTGTTGGCGCTCGTAATGGTGGACATCACCTGGACGAGATCGCCACGGAGCACGTTCTGCGGAGTGATGGCGGACTGACCGTACTTCTGCACGCGCAATTCGAATTTCGGCGTGGAGGTGGTGAGCGTGTCCGGCAACGTCACGGACTCGTTGGAGCCTTCGCCCGTCCAGAACAGAATCGCGTTCGCGAACGGGTTCGGAGTGATGCTTCCACGATGCTTGTAGAAAATGTTGCGCGTGCCGTCAATCGGGTTCACGGGGGAATTGGTGGTTTCCAGCATTTCATCCCAGCAGAAGAAGAAGTCTTCGGTGGTGAGCACCGCCTGAACCTTTCCGCCCTGTCCGCCGATACCGAACATATCCTCGGGGATCGGGATGATACGGTACGGAACATTGACTTTATCAATGTTGAACGCGGCGGCCAATGCTTCGACATTGAGCGCGGCGATCACCTGCGGAGTGGCGAAGAGGATCGCTTCACTATCGCGCCACGGAGTCACCCAGGACATGGCGTTATATCGTGGCATGGCGCTCATTGGCGACGCCTTCAATTCGTTCGCCATCTGTTGAATAAGTCGCAGGAGTCCCTTCGCGTCCGCTTCGGTAGAGTCGGCCTTACCAACGTCAGGGGTATGCACACGGTAGAACCCGCCCTTGCGCGCGTATTCCGCGAAGGTCTGCGTCTTCATGAGATACATATCGTTCCTATCCGAGAGGATAGGCGCGTTCATGATCTCAGAAATGTAGTCGGACATGCCGCTTTCGCCGTCGAACGCGGTCAACAAGGCGTCTTCGGGGATAGTGACGGGGTAATAATGATCGAACGTGAGCGGGTGGAATACGGACGCGGTCGGGAGACTGTAGCGGCCGTAAACGTCGTCGCCCAAGTATTCCTTATTGAAGTTACGGGTGCGGGCCTTGACGAGACCAACGGCGGCCTGCTCGTAAGTGGAGCCGTAGCGCTTCAAGGTGCGGGGTGAGCCGATCAGCTTGAGCGGGTCATCCCAATCCGCGTGCTGGATATAGAGCCCAATGAGACGCTGGATCAGCACGCCGGTGAACTCGTCACGAAGGTAGGGGAAATTGCGCATGGTGTCCACGGCGTTCCTAATATTGCCCTGCGTCGCGGATGGGATACGGGTCTGGAACTGCGGGCTGGTTGCGTTGCGGACGGCGTTGAAGATCTCAACGTCACCTTTGCCCGCCAATGGTCGAATATTGGACATTATATATATCTCCTAACTATTTTAGTCGAACAAATCTTCGATAGATTCGGTGCTGTCATTGTCTCCGTCGCCGTCATTGTCGGACGGTGCGGGGTCATTGTATCCGAGCGTGTCCATCATGGCCTTCAGTCCGGCCAATTCCTTTTCAATCGCGTCAAGTCGAGTGGAAACGTCCGGCTCCTGCTTCGGCTCCGGTTCCGGCTCCGGTTCTTCCGGTTTTACTTCGTCATCGACGGTTTCGGTCTGCTGTTCCTCTTCGGTCGGCGGCGGAGTGGTGTTTTCCTCGCCGTCATTGTTTGGGTCTGCCATGCAAAAGCTCCTTACGATTGGCAATATTTCCACTAAAATTATATCATGCGGCGGAAAAATAAAATGACCTCCGCAATCACGCGGAGGTCTGACTGTCCTATCAGAGCGCGAAGTGAAAATCGTAGGGCACTACCGCCACGATAGTGATTTTCACGGTCGGCGGCGTTTTCAGCCGTGGCAATCCGACCCATGTTGCTCCCAGTCGAAAATCGACGCTCACAAGACATGACAATTATAGCATGACCATTGTACCGTAATCGTCCATGATCTGCGTTCCATGCCTAAACTTCTCGTAGGGGATGGGTTGCGAGAATAGGTTTCCGGCCATACATACGTCAACCTCCCCGTCGTCCCGCCATCCCTGATACCGGTTCATGCCCAATATCGTCAGTTTTTCATATCGTGCGGCGATTTTCCACTTGCCGAGTTCGGTCGGGTGTATGTCGCATGATTCCACCGGCTCCCAACCGCTCAAAATACAACCGTCCGTGTTCGCGTACAATAGCCGATCGGCGTTCGCGTGGCACACGTCCATGAGTTTGCGGCGTGCGTAGGCGTTGACCCACACGGGCACGGGTAGGAAATCGGTTTTCAGGTTCGATTCTTCGCGCTGGGCGACGTCCCAGTCCAATGTTATGCCGTCTTTAGATAAGGGGAGTAGGACGGTGCCTTTTGGCAGACTCGCCATTTTCCCCACCAGGGCGTTCATGATCAGTTTCGCCATTTGTCTTTTTTCGCCCGTCGTCTTCTGTTTCAAGTCTCCCCATTCATCCACGAACGACCGAAAAAAGCCCTTGCTTTGCCGGAATTTCCACCCCCTAACATGCTTGTAGACGCTCACTTCATAATTCCTATAAAGCAGTTCTTGATCAATGTCGGTAAGCACGCGCGTGACGTATCCACGGGTTGAGGTGAGACGGTTCAGTCCGTAGACGCTGCGGTTGTCGAGCAAAAAAGGGTAGCCGTTTGGTTTGAGTTCCGCGCGAAACGTGAGTTCGTCGCAATGCAATGGCATGTCATCATCTTGGATGTATTCACCGTCGTATGATTCCGGTTCACCCCACGGCAACCATTCGTCCCGTAATATACTCGGATACATTGA